CCACTGGTTACCTCTAATGCCCATAAATTTTGTGGATAACTTCTTTCGGGCAATCCGGTAGCTACTGTTGGATATGAACACTTTCTAAACGTACCTATAATATTTTCAATTTGTATTGATTCTTCTTTATTTTTTGGTATTAAAGCATATTGAAAAAAGTATTTTTTTCTTGCTTCTGAAACCATGCTCATTTCTGCTATATTACTAAATCTTCTATAGGTAGAGGTAGCAAACATTCTTTCCCAATAAAATGTGGCTGGTTGCATTGCTCGTTTTAATATGTTTAACGCACCACCGCTGCCAGCATTTGCAATTCCTGCTCTAGAAATCATTGGACCGACCGGATTATTATTACTTTCACCAAATTCGTGTGCTGCCAAATATCCCGGTTCTTTTGGCATTGGTAGACTTATTCTTGCAAATGCTCTATTAATAACCCCTGCACGGGTACGCTCAAAGTTTTTTAAAGAATACTCAGCACTATAAAACTGCATCCACAGTGGTTGCTCTTTTGCAGCCAAACCATAAGGATATTGAAATTGATTTCGTGCCATATATGAATATTTAGATAATTTCTCTAAATATTATTATGGCATACAGGACATTATTTAACCCAAAGAATCCCAAAAAATATGCTGGGGATTCATCTAAAATTGTATGCCGATCCTTGTGGGAACGCAATGTATGTAATTTTTGTGATGAACATCCCAATATAATTAAATGGTCTTCCGAAGAAATAGCCATACCTTATATGAGTCCAATTGATAAAAAAATGCACAACTACTATCCAGATTTTTTAATACAATTTAAGAACTCCGATGGAGTGCATACATGGATGGTTGAGGTAAAACCAAAGAAACAAACTTTTTTAAAAGAGAATGCTTCAAAAAAAGAAACGGTAACCTGGATCATAAACAATGCCAAGTGGAATGCTGCTAAAAACTATTGCAACAATAATAGTTTTGTTTTTAAAATTTTAACAGAAAAAGATTTATTCTCCAATGCCAATTCCAAATAACAATTCAATTTTATCAATAAAAGACTTTTTTGATCGACACAATGGTCTTCAAAGATCCAACAGATTTACATTATCTTTTTCAAATTTGCCAGCTACCCTACCAACTATATCAAATAACGATTTAAATCCATTAGCAATAACAATAGGTGCCAGAGCTATAGACGGTGTTGCAGATGGCTTGGCTGGCTATGGACCTGGTAGAACAATTCCAAGATCTCAAAAGTTTCCTCAAGGTATACTTTTGACCTTTCCAGTAACTAATGATAATTTTATCACATTGTTTTTTAATTCATGGTTTAATTTAATATATTCGGGTGGAAGACAATCACCGAAAGCAACATCAACTAATAATGCTAGAAATCCTACACGTTTTCCATATCAAGTTCAGTTTTATGACGATATTATTGCGCAAACACAAATGAAGGTATCTTTATTAGATCCAAATGGAAATCCAAACGTTTCATATAATTTTTTTGAAGTATATCCTGTTGAATGTTTACCCATTGAATTAAATATGTTGAAGTCTAATGATTATTCAACATATACAGTTCTTATGATGTTCAGAGACTTTAATTTTTATCAAGGAATCTAATTTATGGATTTGATGAGTTCTTTAAAAAGCCTGCTACCCACTTACGAAACTATTTTACCTTTTTCTAAACAAAAAGTTATTTTTAGACCCTTTAAAGTAAAAGATGCAAAAAGCATTTCTGTTATTCTTCAAGAAGAAAATAAAAAATTAGCATTGATATCATTAGTTGAGTTATTAAAAAACAATACTGAAAATGTAAACATAATGAATCTTTGTATGGCCGATGCTGAATTTTTATTTTTACAAATCAGATCTAAAAGTGTAGATGAGCAATTAAATTTGATTTACAATCAAGAAAAAATTCAAGTTTATATACCAGATATTAAATACAGAAATGAAATATCATCAGATACAATCACACTCACAAATAATGTTTTTATTACTTTAGAAACTCCAAGTATAAAAGATTTGTTAAAATTGGAAACATTAGATAAAGAAGACTTTTTAAAAGCATGTATTAAAAAAGTCAATGTGGATGGAGAGATCTTTCATGTTAATAAATTTGTTCCAGATGATATTAAAACTATTTTAGATAATCTACCTTTAAATGTTTTGCCAAAGTTTGAAGGATTTATGAAAACCCAACCAGAATTGTATGTTGTATTAGAAACAAAAGATGGTGACAAGGAGGTCAATGGGTTATTGCGTTTTTTTACCTTTCGGTAAAGTTTTTTGATTTAAAAGATTATTTTACAACAAATTTTACCTTAATAAATAATTTTAACTGGAATCTATTTGATTTAGACGATATGATTTGGTGGGAACGAGAAATTTACGTAAAGATATTGGTGGATTACCAAGAACAGAAAAAACACGAACAAATGTCATCACATTATGATATGGGACGAGGAATGAATCTATGAATGAAAATGAAGTATCAATAGACGTATCAGCCGAACAAAAATCTTTTTCTGCATCATTAATGCCGTCAAGCATACAATCTGCAGAAGTTTCCTCGGAACAACAAAATGTTGTTTTGCCAGAATCAATTTCTTATGCTGCCACTCAACCTGATATTAAAAATTCGGCGGAAGCTGAAGTTTCAAAAACGGCAGTTGATTTAAAAATTAAATTTGATGCCGAAGCACAGTACAAGGAATTAAGAACATCTGTTGATGATATGCAATCATCTTTATCGTCGTTAGCAAGCAATGCTAGAGACTCTTGGTTGCCATATCCAAGACCTGCTGATAAATTTGAAGAACGCCCTTTAACAGAACCAACTAATTTAATATTTGAGGCCAGACGAGAAAGATTTTCAGAATTTCCCCGATGGGCATAAAAAAAGCCCCCTTGCGGGGGCTTTTCTCAATCGTTCTCCATCTCGGAGAAGTACTTTAGAGGATCCTTTTCCTCAATGTCTTCAGACACTACAGTATCAGCCACATCATCCTCAATGCTCTTGCTTTCAGTAAACTGAGCACGAACATCATCACCAACAGCCTTCTTGTAACGTTCAGAGAGTTCTGTATAACTCTTGAACTGGCTCTTGTCAACAAATGGCTTTAGAGGATACTGCTTCTTCCAAAGTTCCTCTAGCTTTTTGTCATCACCACCAAGAAGTGGGGCAGGAGATGCAAACTCTGAACGATCATAGTTAACGTAACCTCCGACATTACGAATCTTGATCTTGAAGTCTGCACCAGTCCAGAAGTTGAATGGGTCAACAGCAACCTCGTCCTGATACTCTGGGTGAGCAAGGCTCTGGATCTTCTGGAAGATCTTTGTGCCATATTGGTAAAGGAAAACCTTTCCCTTATTCTCTGGATTGGCAGGATCTTCAATGACGAGAATATTGGAAAAGTAAGTCAACTTGCGCTTACGATTCCGTGCAATGTTCTTGTCATCTTCAATACCACTATTCCAAAGTTCTGTGTTACCCTGACAAATTGGGCACTTTTCACCAATTGTGGTTGGGCAGTTTTCAAACAGCCAACCACCCTTACCCTTGAATGCGTGGCTATACACAGATACGAAGGGAGTATCTTCACCTTCAATTTCAGGCAGGAAGCGGATTACAGCGTATCCATTGCCCGACTTATCAATACCGGGCTTCCAAAGACGCTCGTCCTTGTAACTCTCCTTGGAGGTGAGTTTATCCATACGCTCGGTTAGAGATGCGACTGAGTTCTTACTCTTTTTCTTAAAATCTGCAAAGTTTGACATAGTATCTTCTTTCCCCAAGGATCTACCTTGGCCTATAAGTTCTAGTATTATGTATCACAGTTTCATTTAGTCAAGCGGAAGCCGTTTGGATTTCTTTTTCTTGAGCAAATGAAGATTGTTGGCTTCTTGTTGAATTTTTTCAACAATTGGTTTTGTTAGAAGTTTTCCAGCTGCACTGGGATCCAGACCCATTTCTTCTGAAATTTCTAACACACAATCCATAAATGTCATTTGTGTTATTTTTACTCTGTTTATAACTTTATTTGAAAATTGTTCTTTTGCGGATTCATCTATGTACATATTCTATTATAGCATATAATTTAATCTATTCAATATATAAAAGAGTCTAAATATTCTTGAAGAAGAAATTTAAAGGATAAAATATGCC